CCCTCTTAGTTTCCTATCCAATCAACCCAGTCTATGAGTTGTGGATCATCTTCACCTTCTAGTTGATGTAATAGATAAACTTCACCACCTAAACTATGAACTCCTTTGTATGGGAAATCAACAGTCCAATCCATTCCTTTTAGTTTACTATTAATAACATTTTCAGCATGTGACTTGTAACTACTATATGCCAGATCACAATACTCAACTGTTTTTTCAATCAAATCTGCTCTGTCCAGTTGTACTTCGTGAGCAGTTGGTTTTAAGGATTGTATAAGCACCTTAATGCTAACCTCATCTTTTTCTGCTTCCCAAAGTTTACGAAGTAAATCCCATGCGTACCTCTTGTTAAATCTAGTATCAGCAACCATAGTGAATAGTCTTGTACCATTCTTATCAGTTGAGTTGTCTCCAAATTCATTAGTATCTTTTTGAACATAATCCTTCAACTCAGACTCAGTAGAATTTTCTGTCATCCTTGTGAGTTCTGTACCCCAATTTACAATTTTAGTTTCTATGTAAGTTATAGCATTTGGGAGATTATATCTTTTTTGAACTCCCATTAACTTAAGAAGTTCTCTTACTGTAATAATGTTAGTATGGTCAAGTTTATTTTCCTGACATACTCTAACACAAGCAAATACAAAATGATCTTGAACAGCATTAGTTGTGCCATCCGTAGCATTCATATAAACACCTGCTAAAGTTAGTATTGATTCTGGTTTTAAGAAACTATACTTATGATCTTTAACTATAACATACTCAGCACCAGGCACTCTTTTTAATGCTAGATTAAGAGCAGCAGCATAGGAATGTCTGCGATCAATTAATTTTTTTATTTCTTCTAAAACTATAAAAGGAAACGGCCACTTTACTAAGTCCCATCCTCCATCATTGAAAGATGCTTCTATTGCGTGAACATTTCCTTTTACTTGCTTTACTCCTCTACATCCATTATCTGTAGCGAATAGATGTTTTAAAGTTTCTATTGAAAACTGTAAGAATTTTAGTAGTGGAAAATCAATAAGTGGATCATCCAACTTATCTAATTTTGACTTGACATCCTCTACCGATAGGTTTTCAAACCTTACCTTCCGTGCCATTTTTAAATTTATTAAATACGATCCCTGACTAAGCAACGATCAATGTACTGTTTATATAGTAGCATAAAAAAAAGGGACTCGTCAAGAGTCCCTTTAAGTTTACATAAAGTAATATGAATTACATTAGGTTTTGAACTACAGTTCTCTGGTAGTATCTGTTACTGTTAGAAGTAATTCTACCAAGACCTTGAGCAGTACCTTCAGCGAATGGGTTTGAAACAAGACCGTATCTTGTCTTAAATCCAATTTTTGGTTGGAAGGAGTTCTCTCCAACTGCTCTTACCATCTGTAATGGTACATAAGGGCAGTAGAATAATCCTGCGTCATAAGGTGATGTACCTTTGTATCCTACAACATAGTACTGGTTTTGAGCACTGTTTGCTGAGAATGGGTCGATGTACACTCTGTACTTACCATTGATTGTACCTGCAAATGTATTGCCTGTGTCATCAACTTGTAAGTTTGCATTTAATGCAGGAGTGTAATCAAGTACACCTGCCATAGTTAGAGCAGAAGCAACATCAGCAGAAGTAAGGATGATGTTACCCTTTCCTCGACGAGTTCTCTGTGCAATTCTGTTTGCATCTCTTTCTATGTTGAATAGAAGTCCTTTGAACTTCTCAACTGACCATCTACCATTGGAGTCAACATCTAGGTTAAAGAAACCACTGTTTGCTACATTGACTTGTGAACCTGCTTCTGCAGTTTTGTAGATAGTTCTGATAACTTCTCTGTTAATCTCTGCAAGGATCTCTGAAGAAAGTATGTTTGCTAACTCAGCCTCAGCATTCAATCCGTGGATTGCCTTAAGGTCTTGTGCTAGTTCCAAACTGTACTCTGCCTTTAGTGCTCTTGACTTAGCAGTAACAGTAACTTTCTCGATGGAGAATGCCATCTCGTTGAAGTCACCATTAACTCCATCGCCTAATGCTTCAGAGTCTCCAGTTGCCATACCTTGACCAACTGAGTACTGTGCTTGAACAGCATCAGAAGCGTTGTTCTCAAGGATCGCAGGGTTTGTTCCTCTCTGTGTTCCAGTAGAACCGAAACCAACAGTACCATCATCGTCAGTAGCTGCGGTGTAATCACCTTGAGTTGCCTGACCAATGTTAGTTCCTGCCTTGTTAGCAGAGAATGCAGATTCTGGTTCGTTGAAGAATGCTTCATCACCAGACTGATTGGTGTATCTAGATCTCATTGCAAAGATCAAACCAGTTGGACCGTTCATTGGTTGAACACCTGCTAACTCGTATGCAACGAGGTTAGGCATTGAACGACGGATCAAACTGATAAGAACTGGGTCGAAACCTGCTACAGGACCAGCAGCTGCTACACCGCCACTGAACGCACCAGAAGCACCAACAGCGTTACCACTGTTTGTAGGAGCTGCTTCTGTAAGCATTGAGGTTCCGTTTTCAAATGCAGATTGCTCTGCTAAAAACTTTTCTTGGTTCTCTAAAAGAACTGCTGTAACGCTTCTACGATGTGCGTCCTTAATAGGATCTACACCTTCTGCGTCTAGCAATGGAGCCCACTTCTCCATTATTTTTTCGGCATTGTACATTGTACTTAGAATTTAAATTTGTGGTTGACTATTTTTTACCACCCATTGATAGGGCAGAAAGATACTGATTCATGGAATTAGAATTGTCCATGCTAGGATCTTCGTGTGCTATACCTTCCGAAATGGTTTCGGATTTATTGCTTGAAACCAGAGATTTGCTATTACTTGGGAAATATGATTCCTTAAGTGTAACAATCTTTTCACGGTACTGTGCTTCACCCTCAAACTCTATTCCTTCAGCTAAAGAATGTAACTTCTCTTTTTGTGTCTCTGCCAGTCCTTCGGATACTTCACTAAAAATACCATCTGCTGTAGATTCTCCGAGTCTCTGGTTGAGAGAGATGTTTTTCTCTATCTGCTCATTGAGCTTGCCTTCCATATCATCAAGTTTATTTACCATGCTTTCTAGCACATCATATTTATCGTCAGGAATTGATACATAATGATCTTCAAAAAGTCCCTTCATACCTTGAAGGAATGATTCAGTCATTTCGGTCTTAAGACCATGCTCGACTTCGATTGCATTTTCTTTTAACCATTCGTCAGAGACATACTCCAAGTATGCGTCTGTACGCTCGATTAACTCAGACTTAACACCTTCGAGATGTTCTGTCAAAGTTTTCTCGTACTCCTCGGTCATCGCTTCTTGAATCTCGTTAACTTTTGAGTTAACAGCAGCTTCAAAAATTGTTTTTGCCTTTGCTTGGAATTCTTCAGAAAGTTCTTCTCCACCAAATAGTGCAGCAAGATCGTCATCTACATTAATTGCAGGTGTCTCTTCTGTTTCAGCAACTACTTCTTGATCTGCTTCAACAGCAGGTTCGTCGCCTTGCTTTAGGACTTCTGTTCCTATAGACTCCATTCCTTGTGCAGGTTTTGCACCTTTGTTAACGATATCTTTTACTGTTTTTACAGTAGCGGACTTCAGTGATGCTGAGTTATCGTCTGGTTTGTAGTTCTGAGGTGTAGGTCCTCCGAGATCCTCATAAGATGCTGATGCTCCAGGTGATGTGGAGTCGTCAACCTTCTTCATAGGATCGCCAGCTTTCGCACCCCTTGTTACAGGATTGTCCATTTCGTTTAATTCTTTAGCGGCCATTTTCCGATGTTCTCCGAATGAGATTAGGTTAATCTGTGATTATTTATAATAACTTAAAGATTTGATAAGAACTGATTAAACAGTTTCAACTTGTTTTCTTCAAGTTGTTGCGTATCAACGAGAGTGTTGACTTGCTTATAGGTTCTTTTAGCGAGTTGTTCTCTAACAACACTGCCATCCCAAACCCAGTCTTTTCCTTCCATAATACCTGCTACGAAAGCATCAGGTGCAGAAGGGTCAGCAACGATATCAGCAGCAGTAGCAAGAGTAAAGTCGTCAGAAACAATTTTAACTCCTTCGTTGTTGACTGCGAGAGTACCAAGACCACGAGATGAGACTCCTAGTTTGACACCTTCGTCTATTAGGTTTTGTGCTATCTTACCCATAGGTGTAGATAAGATCTTTGCCTTACCGACATAATTAGATCCACTTTCTCTAAGTGAAACTATTTTATGCGAGACACGATCGAGGTTTACTGTAGGACCTTCGGGGTGACCTAGTTCACCAACCGCACGACCAGATTGCACAAACGATTCATTGTATCTTGTGACTTCTCTGCGTAGAGTGTCCATTGGATACATGCGACCATTGCGGTTTTGTATATCTCCTTGTAAAAATATACCTTCGATAAACATAGATTTCTTACCGTTGCGATTTTCAACGATAACTTCTACATCATCAATCTGTTCTGTGATTAACTTCATTGCTTTAATTAGTAAATCCTACTTTAGATACTTCAACAGCATTACCTGTTACATATATCTTATCTGATGCATTCTTCTCAACCAGATCTGCTGTACCATTTACTGTGGTAAATGATCCAATAATTGCATTACTAGAATCAGTTCTAACAACAACTGCAGCACCTGCATTAGATAATACTCTTACTACAGTAGCATTATCAACAGTTGTAGCGTTACCACTACCTGCTGCCAGAGCTGCTTTTTGTCCTAGAGGTAATATTCTAGACATCAGGTTCTTCCTCTTCTGGTTGTGCTTCTACTTCAGTTTCCACTTCTGTTTCCACTTCTGCTTCCTGCTCTAATGCATTACCAAAAAGGTCATTAGAAGCATATGGTCGCAAACCATCTATTCTCTCTGCTGATTTAGCATAAAGAACATCTTTGATTTGATCGCTAATGTCTGCAGCAGACGCATCTGTTGCTATCATATTTACGAGTTCTTCCATCATGATTTAATATACTGATAATGTTATTTATATCTCTCCCTCGTTGTCCTTGGGCATATTCTGCGGTTGCGGTACAGGTGCTGCTTCTTCTTCACCCATTTCTGCCATTGGATCTCCCATAGCACCCTGTTCAAATTCTAACATTTGTTGATTTGGATCTGGTATAACACCGTTAGCAATTTCTTGTTCAATTTGCTCATCTATCTCTACAATTTCTGCGTCTTTTTGTCGCAATACATTTCTTCTAATGTATTCTGTAGAGTAATATCTACCAACATAAGGTTCTACCATACCAAGTAAACCTAAACGACCTTCCATTAGTTCCTTATCTTTTAATTCTGCAAAATGATTGTCGTATATAAAGTCAAACTGGATATGCTCTGACATAATCTCCCAGTCTTCGGGTGTCACAATGTTCTTAAGAAGTAATTGTGATCTTAGTATATCTAAAAAGATCTTACCAAAACGCTTACGCAATCTACCAACAAACTTACTGAACTTAAGTTCATCTCTTAGTATCTCAGATGATCTACCTAAATTAAATCCATCGCCAGAGCCCGCAATCCTTGACTCAGGAACACATAATGATCTGTATAATTTAGATTGGAAGTATTCTATGTCTGCTAACTCACCTAAGTTTTGTCCACCAGGTAATGTAGTAATCTCAGTTCCTCTACCACCTTCTCTTCTAGGTAACCAGAAGTCTTCTAACATAGACATATATTTTTTATCATCTCTTACTTCGCCTGATGCTGAATCATAAACTAATTTATTTCTATAACGAGACATGACATCACGCAAATATTGTTCTGCTTTTACCTTTGGAAGATTACCAACATCAATATAAAATATTCTTCTTTCTGGTGCTCTTGATAATCTGTAGATAACAAGACTATC